TATCTAAAAATATATCTGGTGCATGTGCTGCACAGCCAACAGCATCCGACTGATCTAATCGTGTTGATACTCGGCCATGAGTTACAAATGCAGTAAAGCTACGCAAGTCTTGTAAATTACGTCCCGAATATAAATTAAGACCCACCATGCTAAGGTTTTTATATAAATTTTCAAATTCGTCGAATGACTGTGTTTGTTGTTCAGAAACGCAGGTTAATGTAAATTCAGGGCCACTATCAAATGAAAATTGAGTTTGGCTATCGGCGTCTAGGTTAAATATGTCCCATTCGTTTGTAGCCATTACAGCTTCGTTTAAAACTGGATACCCTTGCGAACTATTAAGCAGCCGTCCACTTGCTATAAATTTATTACCGTCCGATAAATTAATTGTAATTGGTGTTGGCGATAGTTCTAAATAGAAAAAGTCGGTCGTCCCATCGCCTTTAAGTAGCTCGTTGTTACGTAACCGTATTTCGGCTAGAGAGTCATAGATACCTATCATTTTAAATTCCCAGTACTCAAGAGAACTATTAGCACTAATGAATTTAAAATAATTAAAGTCGTCAATATCCGCCCTATTGCTAATTGCAAGAATAAATGGTACTGTAGTAAAACTTGATTGGCCTGATTTACGATACTGAAATAAAAACATTGCTGTTCTGCGTTTTACGCCGTTATCACTGCTTGGATACCCCTTAACATTTTGCGATCCGTACTGCTGTTGCCTGCCTGTTATACGTTTAAAAACACGGCTTTTGATTGCAAAGTCAACTATACTGCACTTTTGTATTGTGCGGTATGAAGCAGTCTCTACTTTAACTAATGCTTTGTTTAAAATTAACTGAGTTCCTTGCGCTTGAGCGGTGTTACTTTGTTTTAGATTTAGCTCATTTTGCAATGCTGTAATAATAGCTACAGAAGGGACTATCATCTCTCTTAACGATTGAGGTACTTTTTGTTTGGTTTTTTCAAGTTCATTAAACTGTTCAATAAATTTTAGTGAGGCGCGGTATGCAGTAAGTTGCTGGACTCTGCCTTCCGCAACTAGCATGTTTTCTATGGTAGTAAATTGATCTATTGTTACATTGCTTCCTAGCGCATAAGCTGCACTTGGAGAATAACCACGCTCGACACATTGTAATGTGACGTTCATATCCCCTTCATCAGGAGAATTACGGTTTAGGTCTACTACTTTAAACACAGCAGAACCAAGTTTAAATACACCCGCACTATCAAATACACTTGCAAGTGTCCGAGATGTTTCCTGGGCTTGCCTTGAGATATTATCTAAAGTTGGCAGTTTTACGCCGGTTTCTTTTTCTATGTAAGAATTGTAATCTGATCGTGCTGCTGTCGTTACAACAGCCACGTTTTGCGGGATAGTTATAACTATTGACGCGCCTTTTGATATTTCCGCTCCACTTACCCACTGCAAAGAAGAAGTTATGCCTAAAGGAAACTCTTGTTTAAAGCCTTGATCGTCTCTCTGGTAAATTTTTACATTGATTGGTACAACACCATAAACACCAAATGCGTTTTGAGTGCCAGGGCTATACGCTTGGCTAAATCCATCCACTCGTACATTATCGGACGATGGTTGCAAACGGTAAGGGTTATTTATGCCGGTGCCATAAAATGTAGGATCTGATGATGCCCGACCGTAATCTTCATCGTTCCAGGTTAATAGGCCAGTGCTTTGATTGTTATGGTAAAAGAATTTATTTTGTGCTACTAAATCTTCCAATGCAACTTGCCCAAATGCTGACTTATCGGCATTTATGTTTGCGATGCGTCCAGCACCTAATACTAATAGAAGCTGCACAAATTGCGATGATCCATAACTACGTACAGCGCTCCACACTAATGATGTGGCGGCACGTACTGCACCTTTAGGATTAATGTCAGTATTGCAATAAATCAAATTTATGGGATCACCATATTTTGCTAAGTCTTGCTGCCCATTGAAACCAAATCGTGGAGAAAAGCGTTGCTCACGGGTTTGCGGTTCTCCTGCTGTTGAACCGGCAACAGCGGCAGAAGGCGCTTTTGGTTTTGGCGCTAATAAAGCAGACGCAACCTGAAAGAGTATCCCTATAACTGTTAAAACGAGGCTAATAGTGCCAGGGTCTCCACGCGCATCAAGAATAGTGCCCATCTTAGGATCACTATATGCAGCTTGTACAGCAATAAATTCTAAATATTCTTCTTTACTAATCCCTAGCTGCTCAATTAGCTGGTATTCGTATGGTAGTAATTTACGCATTAGTTCATCCAGAAACAATAGCCCATATCAACAGGCCATTTGGTTCGTACTACATTACCGCTAGGTGCAAGGAATAACGCGCCATCGGTTACTACTGTTGCTAATGCAGCGCCTGCATGTCCTGGTAGTAACAATACGGCCCCAACTTGTGGTGCACCTAGTCTAGTGCCATGTTGCAATAGCCATCGTGGTATCAATCGTCTGCGGAATGTATCTTCTGTGTATTGGTCATACACCCACTCAAACCGCTCGCTATAGTCGCTTAAGCCCATACGGCGACGCATTTCACATACGAGTTGAAAGCAATCTGTCCTGCCCGTACCATCGCCTGGTGCATATCCCCAGCCATACTGCAAACCGATTAAATCATTGGTGGTTATGTTCATTGCAGAACCAGTTGCGCATCTAATGGTAATATACCAGCCAGTTCACGGGTTAATGTACGGTTTGGGAAGTTAGATGACACGCTATCAATTGAACTTCTAAATCTTAGTTCTAAAGTGGTTTCGCTAATAGAAGAACCAATGCCAATATAATATTCTGTTAATGCTGTTCCGGCATAAGCATTTTCAGCCGTTAGCCATTGCGTCGTAAGTTCCATTACTGATAGGCGGTTACTATTGCTGCTATAAAGTAATTGCACTGCAAAATTTACATTCGGGAATAATACTTGCAATACGTTGTTGTCACCGTTTAAAGCTGCTGTTGTCCCTTCGGCGCGGAATGGTGCAAAGCTATATGATTTGCCGCCATAACTTATGGTTTCGTTAGCGAAATAATTCTGGTAATAGTGTTCTTGTCCATTAGATGCTTGTAACTTAAAAAACTGTGCAATGCGAATATCAAGTGCCATCAGGGGTCGCTCCTAGGGTCACGGATTTCACCAATCAGTGAAACTGACACAGAAGCAATACCAGGACGCACTATTGTTACATCCGGTGGTTTAGCGTATTCCCAACGTAAAGTATTATCATAACCACCAATAAATGTCTGGAGCGCCGTTGATATATTTAGTATGGTAGTAGATACAGTAAATCTTTCATTCCGTGAAGTTTGATAGTGGTAATTATTAACTATACCATTTGCAATAGCACTAGGTATATTATCAAAGCTCATCTCTAATGTTGCTTGGCTTGGTGCATTACCGAATGTGCGTTTGGTTACTACGCCTGAGAGCGAACGGTATGAACGCTGGGGGTAAACGCCAGGTGTAAAATCTATTGAAGTTGGTATAGCAGGATTAAAAACCATTAGCCTAAACCTACTCTGCTACGGGTGGATGGTGATTGTTGTAGTTTATCTAATGTCATCGTCATACCACGCCTAGCGCCTGCTTTTGTTGCTTCCGCTCTGGTTTGCATCATTGCTGCTTCCAGTTGGTCACGACTAACGTAATCGGTATTACCAAATCTTGTAGTTTCAAAGCTCATGCTAAGCACTGGTGATACAGAATTGTTACTATTATCACTCCCCATAGCACTTCTTAATGATGACTCTTGATTAAATTGTACAGGAATAGACCTCCCGTTGGGTAGCGGAACAATGGCTTCGTTATATTTCCCCTCGCCAACCATGCCAAGTGTAGGCCCCGATACCATCCCACCATCAGCAAAACCAAATATTTTACCAAATCCACCAATAGCGCCACCTGCGCCCATCAAGACAGAACCAATACCACCCAAAACATTAGAAGTACCTCCTTTACCAATTTGACTGATACCAGCAGCAATACCAGCAATACCTGCGGCGGCTGCACCAATCCCCCCAACAAAACTAGTTAAACCTTCACCAAAGGTAGCTCCTTGAGTTTTAACACCCTCGCCAGCAGCAGTAATTGTATTGGGTAATTCAGCTATTAAAGCTTGCTTAAAAGGTTCGGAAGATATTTGTAAATTAGCAGTTGCTTCAGCAAAAGAAGAAGGAATTTCAGCTAAACCTGCTCTAATTTGTTCATTAAGACCACCAAACATATCTTCAGTGTTAAAGCCTGCAAAAGCACTTTCAGAAGATATATTAAAAGCATTTTTACTGAAATCTGGAATGCTAGGAAGACTTTTTGTTGGATCGTAAGGCTGCACTTGAATTTTACCTGTGATAGCGTTTGTGTTGGCAATAGTAGCTGCCGTGTTTTTGGTAAGTTCAGTTGTATTAGCGACTACAGGCACTTCAGTTGTATTTGCCTTAGGCGCAAACAATCCTCCTAATGATTTTTTCATTACTTCCTCTACAGGAGCCATGGCAAAATCAAGGAAAATTGTTAGTACTTTATCAGTTAAACCTTCTTGGAATTTTTGCAATGCATCCACTGCATCTTCGCCTGAAATTACAGCTTTTAAAAAGCCTTTATAGTCATTTGAAGTGCTGCTAACAAAATTACCAATCAGGGCCTTAGTATCTTCTAAATTTTTTGCAACTTTTGTTAAATTATAAATTTCTTGTTGTTTCTCTGGGCTTGAATCACGATAATCTAATGAAATTTGTGTTTTAAGCTCTTGGTCTGAAGTAAAAGCTTGTGCCACTTTCATACGATCTTTCAATGAGCCCATGGCTTGAGCAAATTTATTCTTATTAAGTTGAGTGGTATTTTCATTTAAAGCAACACTATAATCTTGAAGACCTTCTGTCATTGTCTTTGTATTCTTATCTGCTTGCGCTTGTGATATTATTTTGGCGTCCAACAATCTTTTGTTAACCGCAATGCCTTCGCTAACATTGTATTCAGCTTCGTAAAATTTCAAAGTTCTATCAATAACTTCGTCTGAGTATCCTTTTGTCATTAAATCAGTCCTGCGTTCAAGCAAACTGTTTTGCAATTTTTGCTCGTTAACAGGCGTTGCTGCAGCAACAAAATTAGCCAAAGCAATTTCCGCGTCTTTAAGCGACTTTGTTTCTTGCTGGCGCACAGTGTCTGATTGTCGGGATAGTTCAATCTGCACTTTTTGTTGAGCGACAAGATCCCTTTTCTCACTACTAAGCACTTTTCGTTTAGGACCAGGATCCACGCCCTGTGCAGAGGTCAATGAAGTTAAATGCCCTAATTCAAAATTGCCTTCTGGAGTTGATACTTGACCCATCAATCCACCGCGACCGCCTGCTGGTCCATACTGGCTCATTGACGCTCCGGCTTTTAATTTTATCGGAGTATCCTGCGGAGTCAAAAAGTCAATGGCATTATAACCATGACCGGCTGAACCTCTAGATTGGCCGAAAGAAGTAGCAGCTTTTCCGCCAATTTCTAAATATTTATCTACCAAATACCGAAGGGTATCTTCCGTCATGTTCGCCGCTTGAGCATGAAGATGTGCGCCTGTGGACGATCCTCTTGTAACAGGATCTTGATTACGTGCTCCCCCAGTGGTTGCGACTACGCCTCCCATTGCAATTCCTCCACCACCACCCGCGCCGCCTGCCACGCTTCCTTGTGCAGCTAATACCGAGCTAGAAGCTTTTAGCAAAGCGCCTTGACGCTCCATGTCAATTTGCACCATTCTTCGTTCAAATTTTAAAGCTTCTTTTTGAAAACTATTAGCTTTTGCTTCTTTTAAGTCATATTCAGCGTTTATTAAATCAACTTTATGCTGATGCTCTGCTTCAAGTCGGTCAATTTGTGCTTGGGTAAAGTCTTTTGCAAGTTGATCTTCAAGGCTGGCATAGCTTTCTAAATTTGTTTTCTTTTTATCATCTCCAGATTCGGCAGCAGGAGTGCCTGGGGTAGGCTTATCTAAGCCAATCTTTTTATTCACTTCCTGCGCAGTCTTTAATGCAGACTTTGTCTCTCTAAGGCTTAAATCTTGCTGTCCCGCAACACTTCCGAACTGTCTAAGTAATGCAGCAGCATCTTCTTTAGACGGCACTTGTATTTGCGGCTTACCGCGAATAGCCGGTTTGACCATGCCCTCTGTCAAGGCACTACCCTTCAGAGCGACGGATTCTTCCATCGTCAAAGACATGGGTGCTACGCCCGCCCTTTGCTCTTTTGTGGATCTCGCCATAATGCCTTCCAGCGCTTTGCGCGCGGCAGCGGCCTTTCTGCTTTCTCCCAAGACCGTTTGAACGGCCATTGCAGCTTGCGCCGTGTTTCCCGTCTGAGCCGCCTCAATAGCTGACTTCGCCGCGTCTCGCGAAGATTCACTAGCTTCTTTAGCCCTGTCTCTCATCGTCGCAAAAGCGCCAGCAATGGCCACGATGCCAGCGACGACTGCTCCAATAACGGTGGCTGCGACCAGTGCCGTCAACGCCACTCTTAGCCCAATAACTTTTACTTGCGCTCCTGTAGCGGCAACCCCTAGTCCATTAAAAGCGGTAGCCAGAGCGTTTGCGCTCAAAGACGCCGGCCCTAGACCAAGAATTGCAGATAAAGTACGAAATAACAACAACACACCCATGAGGGCCATCGCCGCCAGTCGGGCAGTCTGAAAACCAATGTAAAAAGAAGTAATAAGACCAATAACAGTAGTTAAATTAGTCCCTAAAAAGTTTAATGCAGGTGCTAATATCCCTCCAATAGTTCTAGCAACATTCATTACAAATGTGCCAGCTTTGGCAAGTTCTTCCGTAAATTTTGTAATGTCTGCTGCTTGCTTGGCTATGGCAGGATCACTGGCAGCTTGTTGCAAACTTTTATACCGCGCAGTAAGTGCGGCTACATTTTGCTCCGCAGCTTTAATCTGGCTCGTCTCCTCCGCCGTAATTATTCCATCAGTGCCAGCAGACGTGCGCAAATCCATCAAATCTTGCTGCGATTGCTTTAATTGCATAAAAACGCGCTCAATTTCGCCTGTAGCAATTTGTGCTGACAGCGACAATTGCTTTAGAGAACCTCCCAGTGGTCCAAGAATAGCTTGAGCTGCAGAATTTGCTAACGGAGAAAAACTTTCCAGGACTCGCTGGAAGTCTCCTCCAACTGTATTAATCAATCCTTGCAGTGACCTGCCAGCCACTTGTGCTCCAGTACCAAATCTATTGATCAATTCATCACTTACTTTGGCAAATACTTCCCTAAAGCGACCACCAACAAATGCTCCATCCTCCATTGCTTTGCTAAAGTCCTTAACGGACATCCCAGCGGCTTTAGAGAAAATAGCCAACGCACCAGGTAGCACGTCTCCTAACTGCCCTTTAAGTTCTTCAGCCATGATCTGGCCCTTACTGGCCATTTGCCCGAAAGCATAAATAACGCGCTCAGCCTTGTCAGGCGTTAGTTGCAAAGCCGCAGTAGCAGCACTAATGCCAGTAAAAAGTTTTTCAATGGACCCCGAATCAAATCCCGTTGGAGCCATCGAAGCGTAGAGCCTAACAAAACCAGTCCTAGTAGTTTCTAAATTAAGGCCAAATGCTCGCTGAACATTATCAACAAAAAGCATTTCTTTTGCAAATGTACCGGTTTCTTGTGTGGAAACTTTTAATGCATTTGTAAATTGTTGCTGGCTTTTTGCTGCATTAAGAAGTTGACCAGGCAAGCTCATGACAAAGCCCAATCCTTTATATGCAGCGCCATAAAGCAATACTTGTTTAGTCGCCTGTCCAAGTTCTCCCGCGATGCCTTTAAGTCCGCCAATTAATGGAAGTTGACTTGCCCTAAAGTTTTGGCTGGATGCAGTAGCCACATCTAATGCTGTTTTGAATTTCTCCGCTTGGCTGCCAGCGCCAATGAAATTTGCTGGTCCTTGTTTCCCTATTGGCATTTTTCCATCAGAAGGGAATCCGCCTGGCGGTACATAACCTCTGTTGCGATCAAAGGGAGAAGCGAACCCTTCGCCAAAACTGCCGGTTGTAATGCGTGGTCGATTTAATCCTGCAGTTGTTTCTCCTGCAGCAGGAAGCATTAAAGGTGTCCTGGGCAGTGGTGGAAGCGGACCTTGATTCAAAGGACCATGGCCTACTGACTTGAAATATTCGCTAACAGCACCATCAACAATACGCCTGAATTCAGACAATCCCGACTCAGCAGGCAGCATCTTGCGTTCTGCGGCTGGAGGAAGTCGCGGTTGTCCTCCTTCACTTACGATGGCAGGCACAATACGACGCCGCGCTGCATTTGCTGTGTTTATTAATTGTTGAGTAAGAATTGCTTTATGGTAGGCATCAATATTTTGCTTATAATTACGAGTGAAATTATCTAATTGCGTTTTATGATAATCTTCAATTATATTAAAAGCACTCCGAATCTGCACTTCAATTACCTTAGATGCGCCCTCCCTTGAGCTAATAGCTAGCGCTCCCCCTGGTGCGCGACCAGGCAGCAGCCCAGGCCCAGCAGTGGCTGCAGCAGCACCACCAGCAACGCCACCAGCCCTGCGATTGATTCTGTCTGCATATGCATTTGTGGCGGCGGTGGCTGTTTTGGTAGCAGTATCAAACCTTCTTAATGTTTGATCAAGGCTATCGCTAAAGCCTGAAATCCCAACAAATGAATTGCTTGTAGTGCGCAAAACAGAAGTTAATTCTGTCAAATTATTAAGCAGTTCAGTTCCGCTTTGTGCCGATACTTTCCTTAAATCTTTGCCAAGCTTGTCAATTTGACTTAATAATGAAGCAATTTTTAATCCATAATTCTGAGGATAAAGAGTTTTACCGCCAGTAGATAAAGACGCCCTGCCAGTAGTCCTGGCAGTTTCCCCCATGGCACGTAGATCTTGCGCTAAACTTTCTGCGCTGGATTGAATTTTATCAAACTTTTGTTTTAATTCTCGGTTCTCGCCCATCATCATGACGGAACCATCGTCAAGCGCTTTTCGTAGTTTCTGTGGATCTATTTGATTTAATTCTTGAAAGAAAAGCTTGAAAGCGCTTTCAACACCCATGCCTTTAGCGGCAGATTTAAATCCTGGAATGCTTCGAGTGCCGGAGCCGAAAGGAGCTTCTCCCCTCATCTCTACCATTTTTGCAACAGCTTTATTTATATCTCCTTTGCTTTCCTTGGCCATTTTCGTGGCCATCTCCTTCATCGCTGTACCTATAGTTTTAGTGCCACCTCCTGCATTAAAATCAATTTTGATAGAGCCCGAAAGGTTTTTAAGGGAAGCCGCTAACTTTTCAATTTTTTCAGCAGCTAATCCGACGGATGTATCGTTTAAATCTATCCTGTATTTTTTCTTGCCAAGAGTTCGCCCAATAGCTTCTAATTGTGTTGTTAGATTTTTTTTATTAATTAATACATTTACAGGATAATAGTACGCCCCTGCTGTTTGCGCAAGTTTTCCTAGTTGCGAGCGAAATCCTGCTATATTTAGCGTTACGTCAAGTTTTAATTCAGCCATATTCGACAATAGCCCTATTATTCATAATATAGCTACTCCCCACTTGGTTCACGGGTGGAAGCAGTTTTTAGTTCATCAGCTAATAATGCAATAACTCGACCATCTAATCGTCTGGTGCGCATTAACCGTTGCAATATGCCCAAGCTTTCATCTGTCATGCCGTTTTGTTTCTTTAATCTTCTAGTGTCAAACGGTAAGAAATCATCTGCTGATACCTTTGCTTTTTTCCCTCCTAATGCTCCTACAACTACAGTGCCTAGCTTAGCTGTTGCAATACTATTAATATTATATTTTGTGATATCATGATTTTCCAGCCATTTCAATGCTGTCACAATATCCTTTACACGCTGCTTACCAAAATTATGCGCCTCCCATCGGCAATCATTAAAATCTGATGAATTAAGACGAAAATAAATTTCATCCCATTTTGTTAAGTTTTTTAAAAATTGCCGGGCTTGTTTCTCTAGTCGCTCGGCAAAGCTTCCTTCGTCCGGCGTGGTGCTTTTTTTGCTTGTCCTGCTTCTTTCGCCTCAGCCTCTTGCTCACTCGCTATAAATTCCATGCCTTTAGCAATTAAACGCCTTCCCATTGATTTAGTGTCTTCAATGGACCAATCATTAAGGGGCAGCCATTCCCCATCGCTCATCAAACCTTCACCCCTGCAACGCATAAATACTGTCACCATACGAGCATTGCCTAGTTCAACGCCACCACTGCTATTGATCATCCCTAGTGTTTCCTCAGTGAAATCACTTAATAGCTCCATTTCACTCATATCAGCACCGCCTTGCAGCAAAGCAAATGCTTCATCTAATGGAATATCTTTTGCAATGGCAATCCGTTTTGCTAATTGCACCGCACGAATAGTTGCTTGGCTTTGCACCTTACTAAGTTCTTCTTGCTCAATACCTTCTGCAACTAACCATCCGCCATGTTGCCTTAGGCGCAACTTGGGGCTGAGTTCAAAAAATTCAGGCTCTTCGCTTTGAAGTAGGAAGCTATACTTGCTCATGATTTAGAACGGTTAAAGTGGCATTGAAGACCTTTACTCTTTCGCTTTGAGAGCGAAATTCTTTAGGCACTTCAACAAGAAAAGAATGATCTTCGTTTGAAATTCTAATGGCATCCTCAGGAAATGCCATAAGACAAAGAATACCTATTTCAACGCTGGATCCTACATAAGAGCAATTAATGGCATGACATCGCCCGTCTTTGCTCCATAAGTAATCAATTTGCATTGATAGCCGTTAATTCTGCTTGCACTCTAAGTGCAAAAGCTTTAGCCACTGGCTTCCTAAAAGAAAATGCAATGGATAAATCATCAGTGAATTTCCTAGGATACCCTTCGTTTGTTCCTGTGCCTTCATGCACGTATTCTGCATATTCTTTGCCGCTATTGTTTTTAGCATCCCAATGCCAACGTGCTGTTACGTTACCTGTGGAGCTTGTCAACTTGTAACTTTCTTTACCACTATTATAAAGTGCTCCTAAGTCGTAAATATCACGAGGCGATCCTACTGTATCACCATTTCTTCTTGTTGTGGATGGACTATGATTCCACTTGTCTTCTTTTCTAAATTGATCGTCCCAGAAAGCATCATTGATATCTTGCTCTGTCCAGTCTGTAAAAGCTTTGACTAAAGCCCGCTCAATCTGATTACCACCACTAAGACTTGCCATGGTTAAGGACCAGGGAAAATACGACGAATCGTCATATCAGGAATAACAAAACGGCAACGTTCATATGCCACATCGTCACCAGGCGTAAATCGTAATCCAGCATCAGGGAATCGCCTCACCATTCGATCCATTGCTTCTGCAATTTGTTTACCATCAGGATTATATTGCATAATTATTACTTCCCATTGTTGCAATACACTTACCATTCCTACACCAGCTTCAGGCAGTAATTCTGGATATTGCCGTATGGTAACTTCCATGCCAGTAACTTTCCATTCTGTTGGCACTCCTTTTTGTCCAACCACATAAATAGCTGGTACTTGTGTGTTATCAGGAAAGATGTAAGAACCAATTAAGTTAGGAGCCGCTGAAAGCAGTTCGTAAATTGTTTCCCTAAGTTGATTAATGTCCAAAATAAAAAGCCTCCCCGTAAGGAGAGGCTAGCAGAAAACAATGGAAAGAGCGCTTAGTTAGGAGCAGTTGGGATGATGCTACCAGAGCTAGTAGCGTTTTGGTGGATACCAATACGACCACGGCTCATAAGATCAAAGGTCACTTCAACTAAGTTATCAGCAGGAT